CACCAGAGATGGTAAAAACAGCAGAGAGAATATATGGTAAAAATAAAGCAATACAAGCTGCTATAAAGCATATATCTAATCCTAATAGAGATTCTACAAGTCTAGATAGTTTACAGTTTTCTTTTCACAAAGCTCTTTGGGTTAGAATATTTGATGAAACATATAATGATAGAGGTCACAGAATTGTAACTCCAGAGGGTGAATTTTTAGACTATGCAAGAAAGAAACCATCAAAAGCACAGTTAGGAAAAAATACCTTATCTAATTATGAAGCTATGTTTGGCGTTCAAGGTGATCCTAAAGGCACAGGTTGGGGTTCTAATAATACTATAGATAAAGCTATGCAGTTATTAGAGTTACGTGGTGACAATTCTTTACAACAAGTATCTGTATTACTTGGTGACAGGCATAAAGTTAGAAGTTTTTTTAATAATATAATTACTCCTATGTCTCCAGACGGTCATTCTACAATAGATACGCATGCGGTTGCAGTAGCATTTTTTAAACCTTTAAGTGGTAAATCTTTTGAAGTAGATCAAAACTTTGGATTATATAGTGCGAAGGGTAGAGCGGACTTATACGGAGTTATACCTAATTCTTCTGTTACAGGCGTTAGAGGTATGTATGGGTTAATATATGATGCTTATGCTAGAGCCGCAGAACAAAGAGGTATTTTACCAAGGCAAATGCAATCAATAACTTGGGAAGCAATAAGAGGCTTGTTTCCTGATACATTTAAAAATGAAACACAAAATGTTGAGAGAATAAATAACATATGGAGATCATATGTAGATGGTGGATTAACTTTAGATCAAACAAGACAGGAGATAATAGATGCTACCCCAGATGGATTTACGGAACCAAGTTGGGCAAGACCCTCTGATACAATACCTCAATTCAGTAGGGATGCCAGTTACGAGACAGAATTACCTAGACCTTATGTATCCGGAAGGAATACCGGAGATGACAGCGGAGTTGGAGGAGACTTTACCGGAACACCTGAGACTAGACGCTCAAGAATAAGAGCAACATCATCTAGTGAAAGACAAAGACAGGCACAACAAAATGATCGTGATATTGCACAAGCCCAGTTAAATATTAGATATGATAATCTAACTAGTGTGTTAGCCAAAGGATTAAAAATTATTCCTGAAAAATTACTCTTTGGTAAAACAAGGGCGGAGGCTGCACAAAGGATAGTGCAAAAATATCAAGATTCTTTTCAACCTGTTGGCGCAATGATGGATGAGTTGCGTAATAAGGGCTACACAATAGCCGATGCTATGGACCCTTATTTAAGAGAGGTAAATTCTTCAGGTATTATTGGGGACAAAATATCAGACTTAGAAGAAACAATAGTTAAACCTCTTATAGAAGAAGCAAGAAAAATTAATGTTTCAGAAGCTAAATTAGAAGAATTAAAAAATGTCTCTGCTAGAGCCGCTGCGCAGTCGCAAGATGAAGGATATATAAAAAGAGCATTAGAAGTTTCTATAGACGATAAGTTAGCATTAATTGATGCCTATCTTTATGCTATGCATGCGAAAGAAAGAAACGCACAAATACTTCAAGAATATCAAAGAGGTTTAGGCTCTGGTATGTCAAACGCTGAGGCAGATGCAATATTAGATTGGTTTGATAGCTTAGAGCAAAGTAATAAAGATGTATTTTTGTCAGTCGATCGTTATGTAAAAAGAATAATTGAAAGCACTAATAATATTAGATATGAAAGTGGATTAATAGATCAAGCAGAATTTGATGGCAATAAAGCAAGATTTAATCATTATGTGCCTCTTCGTGGTGACCTAGATCAAGATCAAGAATTAAATGATGACAGAAAGAATGTAAAAAGAAGAACTGTTAATTATTTTGGTGCATTAGGCAAAGAAGATATTAAGGCTAGAGGTAGAGGCGCTAAATATGCAGAGAACATACTGGCATCTGTAGTTGCGCAGAATCAAAGAGCGATAGATAGGTCAGAAAGAAATAAAGTAGGACAAGATCTTTTAAGGTTGTTAAGAGGTCAAGAAGAACAATCTGATGGTGGTGTGGCTATAAACGATTCTTTGGCTACAGATTTACAACAAAATTTTGCTGAAATAGTAGATCAAAAAGATCCTATGGACATGCAACAGCTTACAGTCAAAGAGAATGGTAAAGAAGTTTACGTAAACTTTTACAGAGAGGCTTTAGCCAGAGCCTTTAAGCATCATTACGAACCTAAAACGAGCCATGTAATCTTTCAGGCTTTGTCTAAGCTGAATAGATTTTTATCAAATGTTAATACATCTTATAACCCAGCTTTCGTTATTCCAAACTTTGCAAAAGACTTAGAGACAGCTTTAATTAATATACAGCAACATGATGCTGAGGGTATAACAAAAGAGATTGTCAGAGATGTGGCTGGTGCTATTAATGGCATAAGAAAAGTATTAAGAGATAATGATGACACTAGCTTTTGGTCACAAGAATATAATAAATTTGTAAAAGCAGGTGGCAAGAACGCTACTAACATGATGGGTACAGTTCAAGATCAAATGGAAAACTTGAACAAACTATTACAAGAAATTAATGATACAACATCTTTAGGAATAAATCGTAATAATTTCTTTCTAAAGAAAGGTAAAAGTTTACTAAAGTTCTTAGAGGATTATAACACAGTTATTGAAAATGGTGTACGTGTTGCCACGTTTACTAATTTGAAAAAAAGAGGTTTTACTGATGCTAGGGCTGCCGAAGCAGCGAGGAATGTTACAGTAAACTTTGCCAAAGGTGGTGAAGATAAAGTTTTTATGAACTCTTTATTTTTATTTTATAATGCCTCTGTACAGGGCAGTATGGCTATATTTAATGCGGCTCGTAAATCATCTAAAGTTAGAAAGTTACTAGGTGGATTAATTATATATGGCATGCTTCAAGATCAACTTATGGCTTTCTTTAGAGACCCTGATGATGAAGATGAGCCAAATCAATATGATAAGTTAAGTGATTATGTTTTAGAACACAATTTAGTATTTGGAACATTTGGTTTAACTGATGAAAAGTTTATTACAATACCATTAGCGTATGGACTTAACATGCCATTTAATTTAGGCAGAGCATTAAGTCGCTACACACGAGGCGAATATACATTTGGTCAGATGGCAGATACAGTATTTGGCACAACTATGGAAACATTATCTCCATTTGGTGCAATAGAAAATGTAGAAACATATCTTCTACCTACGTCTGTAAAGCCATTAGGCGAAATGATGATCAATAAAAACTATAGAAATGATCCAATATACAAAGAAACGCCTATGTACTCTTCTTCTACTACACCGGATTCTTATACACATTGGAGCAATACAGGTGCATTATCTAAATTTATAGTTCAAACAATAAATGATTTTACCGGTGGAGATGAAGTAGAAAGTGGTTTAATTGATGTTTCTCCGGACACAATAGAATATTTTTACGAGTATGTTATTGGAGGTGTTGGAGCTTTCGTTGGTAGATCTGCAAACCTAGTTTATGAAGTGATACCGGCTATAGCTTCCGGAGACTTTGAGGGTAACATAGAAAATAGAATACCTTTTGTTAGGAAGGTTATTAAACAGCCGTCAGAAAGAGTTGATACACAAAATTATTTAGAAAAGAGAAAAGAGCTATTCACGATATTTTCTAGATTAGATCTTGCTAGAAGAAGAGGAGACAGCGAGGCTGTACGTCAGCTTGTGTCTAGATACGATGACGAGGTTCGTATATATGGTAGATTTAAGGCTTTAGATAACGCAAGAAACAGATTATTGAGGCAAATCAGAGAGTTAGAACGTAATCTTCGACTGTCAGATGATGTCAGACAAAAACTTATTAAGTTACGTAGAGAACGAATACAAGAGATTATGAAAAAAGGTATTCAGTTAATGAGAAGTGTGGGCATAAGACAAACTGCATGATAGTAGTTGACCAAAAGTTTACGTAAAGTTTTAGTCTAGCTTCCCCGTGCCGGGGAACGACTTTTCATAGTCATTTCTTTTTTATTTTTATTAATTCTTTGAGATACCATTCTGCTTTCATCAAATCTTCTAAACTATTCTTGTGCTTGTGCCTGTATCTCCAAACATATTTAATTATATTTCCTTGTAGGTAATACTCGTAGCCCTCGCCTAGGGCTGATTTAATCGCATCAATACACTCTACACTACCTTTGCGATAATGCTTTGGTCTGTTTACATTATCCATGCTATTCATTTTTATCCCTTTCTTCAAGCCACTCTCTTAATTGTTTTTTCCAATTTGGATGACCAAACAACTCGTAATAGGTAGGCTCTCTCCCATGTTCCTTAACAAAACTTATCCTAGCTTTTTCTTGTTCTATTTCATCTTCATCATTCATCTTCTGCATACTCCTCTATTTGATCTATTCTATGTTGATTAATAAATATTGGGGTGTCATCTCCCACCCACGCACCTATGGTGTTGTAGTTAAACCACTCTATAGCTTCTTCTTCAGTCCATTTATTGTCATACATTAATATTGTTATGCATTTATCATAATCATATAATGCCACTTGCTTTCTACTGAAGGCACTTATGGTAGTGCCAACAAAAGCATCTTCATATCCGTCTGCTAGTTTCATTTTACTATCTCCTATGTTTCGGCTGCCGATAAATCAGAGTGCGAAATTATTTTAAAATCTTTAATATCAAAGTGGCAAACCGGCTCTTGATCTTGCCAATCATCTCTATCTGATCTACCACCTTGCTTAACATCAAAGTCCGAAAAGAAATTTATCCAACCGGTAGCATCATACCAACTCACAATTAAAACAGATTTTGTTCCGGTAACAGATGCCAGACGTCTGGCTTTGATTACCTTAGACAAAGATATTATGTAAGTTGAGAAATCATGTATTGATTTCTGTCTGCATTTCACTTCAGCAAAACCCAACAGCTTTTCATCTCTGTACATGGCATAATCTAATTTATAGGATATTGGTAACTTAGAATAAGACACATCCCATTTTACTGACATGTGTCTTAAAACATTTTTTTCTTTGTCTAGGTTATCTTCCGATTCGTATTTTTTCCTAGGCATAACTTTACGTAACTTTTTCACTTCTTTGTTTCTCAAGCCACTCTACGACCTCTTTTTTACTCCAAACATGCTTTTCTCGCTTGTCTGTCTTCCAAAGAGGAAATGGCTTTGGAAAATTACGTTCCGTATCATTTGTAAGTTTGCTTATAGATTGTCTAGTTACCATAAACAATTTAGCCAAACCATCAGTTGTTAAGTATTCTGCACCATCCAATGCATCGTCACTAAGTCTCAATCGTGGCATTTTCATCCCCCTTATCCGGAGTACCATCTTCATTTAACTTAACCATAACAACCATATACCTAGAGCCAACCCAATCTTTGTGTAACTCAGCCGGAACATCGTTTGGATGTATGGTAAGCCTTATGTTAGTTCCGTTTTTGTCTTGCATCATAGATGTTTTAACAGCCTCGAAACTCACGTTAGGCACATCTGTTTTTGTAGAAATATCATCCATTATAATCTCCCTTAAAATGTTATATCTTCTAGTGCAGAAAAGTCTTCTTTTAGCTTTTCTTCTTTTTTCTCTTCATCTTTATTAGGTGGATCATATATACTACCTCGTATGGATAAAAAGTTTTTACCACTTTTAGGACTATATTTTTTCCAACCGGCAATATTAAATAATGGTTTTTTAACACCATTTTTCATTTGCTTAACTAAGTCCTCTATTACCTCATAAGGCAATTCAAATTGTCCGGTGTAATCCGGAGATCTTTCAGATCTTTTATTTGTTGATATAAACAATGTTCCACTAGGTGGATAGTCTTTTTTCTCTTCACTCATTCAACTCTCCTTTTGTTGTGATTTGAGTTTATCTGCCCTTTCTATAAAAGCCTTGGAGACCTCTCCAAAAACATTAGGGTCAAATTCTTTTAGTGCTTTTAAAGCCTCTGCATTAGAGTTCTTAAATCTTCTAAGTTCATCTATGTTAGTATCCGGCATAAATGTTAAAAATATTTCTTTAACATCTTCAGCACCTTTTTTTGTAGAAATACTTTGAACTTTATCAGTTTTAATATCTGTAACATCTATGGTTTTTTCTTCTTCTTCAGATCCATTGTCCAAAGTTCCACCTTTGATTTCAGCCGGTCTTTCTTCTTTAAAAGCATCTGCCTCATCCTCTGCATATACATCCCCATGAAGACCAACTAGTTTTAGTATTACTCTGTCCTTGGCTCTCTTTTCAGCCATAGCATATGGATAGCTGTTTTTATTATTAGATGGAGATGCCTCCCCAATAGACCATTCTGATTTGTCTCCCATAGTTCCGGTGACAAGCAAACTGACGACTTTTTTCTCAGAACTACATTCTAAAATTGTTGGCTCTTTAAAAATTATTTTTCTGTGTACAGCAACTTTCTCTAATGCTTTATGCAGTAACACGTAAGTACCATGACAATTCCAACCGGCTTGTTGTGGTGTCATGCCTATTTCTTTTAAGGTATCTGCTACCTTTTCCGGTATATCATTTTTCATCTACTAAACCTTTCTCCTCTGTAGAAAATATTTCCGTTCTTGTGCTGTCATAATGAGAGGTTTTTAGAAAATTTCTTTGGAATGTAGTTTTCTTTATTCCGGCATCTACTTTCTCATAGGTTATCAACTCTTGTGTAATGATATTACCTTTGTTCTTTGGAAAGAAACTCTCATCAAGAACCTCGTTTATTTTGCACAATCCATTTGTTGGCAAGTAACATAAATCAATTCTATCGCTCATGTTACATTCCAAACATTCTATCAACAAATTCGTTATACTTTTTACCAACATAGTTAAACCATCTAATTAAAAAAAACTGCTTGATTGGTTTTCCTTTGTTAGTAGCCTCTGCTATGTGATCAGCTATTAAAGACGTATCCTTTTCTCTTGTTCCGGATATCTTTGGCTTTAACTTAACAACACCACTTTTCTTAACTTTTCTAACTACTTTTTTTGTTTTTTGCTCTTTCATTTTTACCTCTCTTTATATTGGTTACAAAAATCAGCAACTGAACAATAGTTGCCACATCGTGTGTACTCGCCACCACGAAATTCTAATTCTAATTCTGTTTTTTTGATGTATGCTTTGTCAGTTTCATTGTGCCAACCCATGTATTTGATAGCCTCTTCCTCACTATCTAAAACCCTCAAGGCTCTTTTCTGACCTTTTTTCTTTACTGCCCAAGTATCGTTTTTCTTCCATGTTTCTTCGTCAGAACATAATGGAAGTTCTTCGCTTAAATCATAATTAACTTGAGCCTCTTGATGTAATGATAATCTGTCTGATACGTATTTGTGTGCTACCTCATCATCCCACATAGGTATATCTACAAATACTATTGGTGCTTTAGGGTAATTCTCTTTTTTCTCAGCATCTCTTCTGTTCCAATCTCTGAGGATCGCACATATTTTTAAAGCACCTACTTTGTGTTGAGTGAATTTATGTTTGTCCTTGCACAGCCAAGCATAACAATTAAGCTGTCTTTCCCATTCTATCTTGCCATAAATAACTGACCAAACAGATGTAACTTTGTAGTCAATTATTGTTGAAACTCCATCAACTATTTCTTGTCTATCCAAAGCACCGGATATAATCCAACCATTTAATTTAGAGTATAATCTCTCCTCTGTAATTATGTTTTTTGATGGGTTTGATTGTTCCAAAACAGAGTGTACAGCAGTTCCAAATAATGCCCAAACCATATCAACAGCATCAACCTCGATGTCTTCTTTGTAGACATCTTTCATTATTCTTACTCTTGGACTATCGATTAATGACGTTACTGATATGTCAGCTTTACCTTTACTGTATTTGTCGTTTATGGCAAAGTCTACAAAAGGTTGTGGCATACCAAACTTATTGGTAATTTTCATATTAATCTCCTATTATGCTACTATAAATATATATACAGGTAAAATAATGTCAATAAATATAAACAAAAATTTTAATTTCATAGTTTATGGAGAACCGGCATCAAAGGCTAATTCAAGGAAAATAGTGCATTTTGGCAAAAGAATGGCACTTATAAAATCTCAAAAAGCTAGGGATTATGAAAAGAAATTTGCAGAGCAATGTCCTAAACTTGAAAATCTTATTGAAACAAGTGTAAAAGTAGAGTTAATTATATACTACGCATCAAGAAGACCGGACTTAGACGAGAGTGTTGTACTAGATTGTATGCAAGGGAAAATTTATGTTAATGACAGACAAGTCAAGCAAAAACATATATATTGGGGATTGGACAGAACCACACCACGAACTCACATCAGAATCTCGCCTTTGGAAACATGTGATTTGCCAAGCGATTTCTGATTCATATCTTGGAAACAAAAGACAAAAACTTGCTGTAGGTCAATGGATTGTATCAGAGGATTTTATCATGGTCTGTGATCTAAGTTCTTTAAATTCTTATAGAATGGAAAAATTAATAAAAGAAATATTAACTAGTAAGCCGGTAGTGGCTAGATATTTAGGGGAGAAACTTAGAAAGGTAATTCAAAACAAAACATGCAGTATGTAATATTTATAAATATATAATATATAAATTATATATATATAAACTTCTGTAATATATTTATAAATATTAAACTAAAATTTTTTTGTTGACGATTTCTTTGTTTTAAAATAATTATGAATTGTGTAGCAAGGAGATTAATATGGAGATAAAACACTCACTAAGAAGTGTTGCCTACAAATTAGGAGATGGGCAACACAAGGCAATATGCCCATTCTGTTCCCATACAAGAAAAAAAAGAGAGCAAAAAACATTGTCGTTAAAAGTACACGATGATGTGATTATGTATTACTGTTGGCATTGTGGAGAAGATGGTGGCATAAAATTCAACGATGACAATATGGCGAGGAGAAAATCTGTGGAAGAAGAAAAGGTTGTAAGCATCAATAAAAATGTAGCTGACAAATGGTTTGGCATTGGAGAAAGTAATGATTGCTTAGAATACTTAAACAGCAGAGGAATATCTAAAGAAACAGCAGAAAAAGCCGGTTTAAAAGTTACAAAACAATACATTGGATCAATAAAAAAAGAGACAGATTGTATAGTTTTTCCGTATCAAAACGAAAAAGGATTGTATCAGTTTGCAAAAGTTAGATCTTTTCCGGACAAAGGGTTTTCTAGTTTTGGTAAGGCAGATAGATTTTATAATGTAGATAACATAAACAAAGACGATGATATAATTATTTGTGAGGGGGAAATGGATTGCCTATCATTTATGGAAGTAGGCTACACAAACAGCATTTCAATACCTCATGGTGCTGTTATGAAAGTTGTTGATGGCAAAATAGATCCTCGTGAAGATAATAAATTTAAATTTATTTGGAACTCAAAGGAAACACTAGACAAATGCAAAAAGATAATAATAGCTATGGACAACGACCAAGCTGGACAAGCTATGGAAGAAGAAATTGCTAGAAGAGTTGGTAAAGATAAATGTTTCAAAATTGTTTATCCAAAAGATTGCAAAGATGCTAATGAAATATTAACCAAACATGGTAGGGATAAATTACAAGATATTGTAAAAAGTTCTATCCCATATCCGGTTTCAGGTTTATACGATGCAGAACATTTTTACGAACAAGTTGATGAGATTTTTGTGAATGGTGTTGGTAGTGGAACAAGCACCGGATATCAAGATGTTGATAAGCTGTACACAATTGTTGAGGGTCAATTAACAGTTGTTACCGGTCATCCATCATCCGGAAAATCAGAGTTTGTTGATCAGATAATGGTAAACATAGCTAAACAAAAAGGATGGAAATTTGGTATTTGTTCTTTTGAAAACGAACCAAGAATACACATTGCCAAGTTGATCAGTAAGTATATTGGCAAACCTTTCTTTAGTGGTGTCACACCTAGGATGACTACACACGAATTAGAGAATGGTAAAAAATTCATATCTGATAATTTTTGTTTTCTTTATCAAGCAGACGGATCGCTATCCACGTTAGACAGCATATTAGAAAGACTTAAAACTGCTGTATTAAGATTTGGTATCAGAGGCTGTGTTATAGATCCCTACAACTATATAGCAAAAGATATAACAACATCTGAAACTGATTGGATATCTGATATGCTTACGAAACTTAGGGTATTTGCACAAGCACATGGCATCCACATATGGTTTGTTGCTCATCCAACAAAGATGGTTAGAAAAGAAGATGGAACTGTGCCACCACCAAAAGGATACGACATTGCCGGTTCTGCTAGTTTTTTTAGTAAATCAGACGTAGGATTAACTGTGCATAGACCTAATCCATCTCAAAGTAATGTTACTGAGATACTTGTTTGGAAATGTAGATTTTCTTGGGTTGGTGCTATTGGGGAATGTGAGTTAGAATATGACAGCCTAACATCTAAGTATAAAAAAATATCTGATGTTGCTGAAATGCTAAAGCCAAAAAAAAGCGATAAACAATACGACAACTATTATGAGCCAAAAGAGTACAAAGACATCAGTTTCTAAAAAAAGTAAAAAAAATTACGATGAGTTTAGAGTATATGATGGGCAACATACTGCAAAAGCAGAGTTTGTAGGCAATACCAATAAGGCTAGAATAAAGATATTAGATCAGACATGTTTAGACCGGCTACTCATGCATGATAGTATATCATTAGAAAATTATAGAATAATGGATAGGTTGTATTTAGATTATTGCAAGTCCGGTTTTTTTGGAGTTAGAGCATCAAATTATAATCCTAGGATCGAGGCTACACACGAGGGATTGAGCGAGAAACATATGATGCTCAAAAGAAAAGTTATGGATTGTTTCAATTACATAAAAGATACTGGGAACAAAACAGCATATAAAATTTTTAAAAAAATTATACACGATGAAGAAATCACGAAATGGGAAAATGAATGGATTGCTGTGGATGGGAACTTTGATTTTATATGCAATCACGTAGAAAAGTTTTATAAATTTTGGGGAAATAGTTGACTAATGCTCTAGTGGCACTTATTAATTAAGTGTGAGTATTATTTCTCATATACTATTATGCTACACACAAAGAGCCAATCATCTCCTCGATTGGCTCTTTTTCTTTGTGAAAACTTTACGTAAAGTTTTAGTCTATGATTGTAGGGGGCAGTACAAGAGTAAATTAATCATATAAATAATTGTTGTTAGGCTCAGTTTCCCACCTATAAAATATGTGATCATCTATTCTTGTAATAAATGTTTTGGTTTCTGCCCAACTAGGATTAACGTAGTCAGCATGGTAATGTGTTGCCCCCTCAACAAGTTCGCTTAAATGTTGATTATAAACACCATTGGCAACATGCATGGCATCTTCCCATGCTTTGCTTTCTATAGGTTTATCGCTTTTACCATCGCAGTACCAACTAAATTGACACCTATTTTTTATAGGAAACGATGGTTTCCATTTGTATGTTTGGCCTTGTTTGACTACCTCACAAACTGTATTGGGATATCTTTTATCCTTAACTCTGTTCATTACAACTTGTGCGACAGCCACTTGCCCTAAAAAACTTTGGTTTTTAGCCTCATGATAGACATTTAGTGCAAGACAAACTAATGATGCAGTAAGCATTATAAAATCTCCTATTAATCTTCAAATGGACTACCACCTCGCATATGTTGGATGGTAGATGTTGATATACGATTTACTCTTCCATAATCTTTTTCACGAATGGCTCTAGGATCATCTTCAAATCTTTCATCTTCTCCTAATTCCTTTGGTGTTTTTTTGGCATTTTTTTTCCAAAGATCACGTTGTAAATCTACTATTGAATTACGATACCGGTAGCCTTTAGATCTACCTTTTAGTTTGCTATATGTTGTTGTCATGTGATTTTCCCCTTAATAAGCGAATACTCTTCGTGCAGAGCATCTAGGTTAATTTGGTAGGTTTGATACAGAGAGGTCTGCCAACCCCTCTGTATGAGGCTCTGAGAGCCTTTTTTTGTGGCTTTCCGTACATTAACTGAACCATTTTTAAAGAGACCTCAGTTTTGCCCACAATACAAGTGCAATAAAATATTTGAGGGAACACGTATCTAGGGATGTACAGCATTGACGTATGGTTAATGCATAAACCAAAGGCATCCACTTTTGCCCACATTATGGAGTGGTCTCTCCCCCTATTCTTTAAAATAGATACTGTAAAAACTTACTAGTATCATTGTTAAACCAATTGATCCTATAAATAACGTAAACAGTATGCCCTCTACACTCTGCATATAATATCCATTAGGATCAGACAAAGTAACTAATGACATAAGCATAACACAAATGCCTAAGAGAAATAATAATATTCTATCTAATTTATCCATTATCTTTCTCCCATTCTTCTATCTGCTCTAAAAGATTGGTGGCACATTCTAATCTGCCATCAAGAATACCAAGTTCTCTGCTGTCCACCTCATCATCGTGATGAGATGATTTAACATCAGATACCTCTCCTTTGAGCCAAGTTGTAATTTTATTTGTAATAAAATTATCTCTAAAGTTTTCCGGATTTAATTCAGCACCATACTTTTCTAATTCAAAATATACATTGTTAATCTGATCTTTTATGTATACTTCAGTATGTATTAATGCTGTTAATTTACCTTGTAACTTTGATATTTTTGATAGCTTTTTATTTTTAATAAATTCTTTATTAAGCATTATTTTTTTCCCTTTTTCTAAGTTCAATTCCAATGGTTAGGAATACCTCATAATTAGATAATGAAATATTCCTAGATCCATCGATGATAAAACTACCAACATGTCTATGTTGATAGTTCAATGTTTCTGTGTCTTGATCGCTGACACATAATCCATATTTTTCTTTGTAGGCATCCACAGCTAAACTCCCATAGCATTGAGTATGTTTCTCTGAACCCTACCACTCATGACATTCTCTGCTCTTCTAAAGTTTGAGGATGCACAGTTTATGGTCTCAGCTATGTTATACCTACGATTATTGTAGGTTTGAGCAGTTTCTCTGTCGTTGCCCCTAAAAGGTATGTTGCCCATTCCTTGTTGAGTATCTTCAATTGACCAAGCCTTTGTTTGGTAAACTAAATAATACAGATCTTTTTCCATATTAATAATACCATCATGGCTTGTAATAATATCAACAGTATAAGCCTCAAGACCATTAGCTGTAATTCTGTCAGAAACCTCGAGAGGCTTGGCACTAGCAACAAATGCTGTTTTGCTTTTATATACTGTGGTTGCCAAACCTTTCATGTAGACATTCTTAAACCATGATGGAGACAAAGAGACCTCATTGAAATTTTCGTAGTACTGCCAATTATCTGCTCTTCCAACAGTAGATGGTTTAATAACTGTTTCTGCTCTTAATGCATCAGCATTAATCTTGACATTGGTTCTAGCCATATTGTCATCCCACCATTTTTTAGCAAAGGCATTAGTGAGTACAGCATACTTGCTGTTAACAGCTTGACCATTAAAGAAACCATGCTCGTAATTACGTTCTTTACGAAACACTTTTTTGCCATCAATCTTATTGCTGTAAATCGCAGATTTAAGTTTACGACTTTTTCTGTATTGTTTAATCCAAGCATTACAATTATAAATGCTGTCTAAACCATGATTACCAAAATGATCTTTATGCTTGGTAAACATAAAAACAAAATCTTTTTCTTCAGCAGATAAATCGTCTGCATGATATGAATAATTAGATCCGGCTTTTACTAGACTAGCTTTTTGTCTTTCATTTAGTCCAAATGATTTATATCCCTCGTTTAGAAAGTTGAGATAATGCATTAAGACTATTTGATCCTTAAACTCTTGAGATTTAGGATCTTGTTTTTTTCCAAAATTATGTATCATAAAATACTCCATATAATGATAGTAGTTAGCTGATTTCATGCTTTCGCAATCATCAGTAGGAACACACATTCCTATATCAGCACAGTTAAAATCCCTAGGTACAATCACACACAGACATATCTTTTCGCCTCTGTGTGACGTTCCTAGAGCCTTGTTTTTATCTAAAAGTAGCATTAAGCCACTTTCAGATAGGTTGTTTGACCAATAGGTGCATTATCAGCACGTAGGTCTGTGCTTACCCACAGAACCGGATATGGTTGTTCCTCTTTAGGAAAATCATATATGCCCATGTCAGTAAAATAGATAAAGCTGTCTACCTCAAGATCGTTTTCTTTGATGTAGTCAAACACCGGCATAACACATGTACCACCACGACCATCAGCAGATATCATTTTAATTTCATCGCCTTGGTCATACTTGATAACATTTTGTATTTTGCTGTCGCATGTAATTACAGTTACAGATTTAGGTTTAAGTTCTAATGACATAGCATTGAGACCACCAAGAAAATACTGCAACTCTTTATTAGATACAGAGCCGGAACTATCCACAGCCACAACGACATGACCAATACCAATATGCTCAAGTGTTGGAGCGATCATTTCGTGAGTGTAGTAGAACTTTTTATGTATCCTACGATAGCTAAAATTATGAGGAACATCGCCCTCAAGATGTCTTTCAACAACGTCTTCCCAATTGATCTCAGCACGTTTCATGACCTTGACCATTTGCTTGACCTCTGCCGGTAATGTTCCACGTTCTTTAGCTTGTCTGACAGCTTGGAATATCTCCTCTTTAACATCAGCCTCTTCTTCGCTGATCTCAGCTTGAGACATGCCCTCAGTAACATTGTCTTCAATGTTGCCCCATGATTGTGGCTGTAACCAAGTTGGATCGCCATCATCTGATTGATCCCCTTGATCGCCTTGACCATCTTGACCTTGTTGCTGTTGCTGTTGCTGTTTAGCTTTGATCTGTGGATAGATAAAATTATAAATCTTTTCAGCCATCCATCCATCAAATTGTGGATCAAACAAAGCACCTTTTGGTAATACAAAACCGGATCTTTGAAGAACTTGGTTCATTGATAAATCACAAGCTATGTTCCAAATCTCAGCATCACGTTCTTGCTGTCTTACATGGTGCATAAGAAATCTATGACCAACCTCGTGAACAACTACACCTTTGAGTGGCTCGAAATCTAAACTCTCAGCAAATTCTTTGTTATAGAATATGTCTCGCCCATCAGTTGCAAATGTTGGGATGCTATTCTTTTCGATAATCTTCATCTTAACTAAGACAGCACCATAAAATGCATGACCTTTATCGTCACGATCCCATAGTAGCTGTATTCTAATCTTTGAGAACTTATCTTCTAGTTTTAAATTCTGCATTAAAATCTCCAATAAAAGTTTACGTAAAGTTTTTGTCTGTGGCACTACAGGTACGCAGTACCACAGATATAAAGTTTTAAAGTAATAGGTCTTTCAAGTTACCTTGAGATCCCAATACTTGTTTCATAGCTTGATGAGTAACCAAGGTCTTGTTTCTTAGTACTGCATCTTTCAGCATAAATGCCATGAACTCTTGCTCCGGTATCCTTTGGATATAAGTTAGGATACTTGAACAGTTTGTCATGTTCATCTTACTAGCTAGTGATCCACACAAAGCAAACAAAACACCACGATCTTCCGGTATTTGTGTAGTGCTAGGATCTTTAACAATGCTGTCAAAATCCGGTAGCTTTTCATACAGCTTTATGTGAGCCATTAAACTAGCTGATGCTGTCTCGCCAATCTGACCATTCAACATGCCTCTTAATGTGCTGTGATCTAATCCCATGTTTAAGAATACACCGGCACGTTGGCAAGATCTTGGTGTAGCATTACCGGTTGCTGACACATCAAAGTTATGCAGATGCTGATCATCAAACTTAATCCATGATGTAATTCTGTGATCAACATTGTTGGATGCATAGTAACTTAATACATCGTCAGTATTAACCTCAAGATTAAGAAAACAAAATCTGTCAGCAAGTTGTGATGGCAACTTATTAGATCCGGCTCTTGCAGATAAAGGATTACCGGCTGAAACAATTACCCATCCATCCGGAATGATAAAATCTCCAACACGATGTTCATCCACAGCTTGACCAAAAAGGTTATGGTGCATCAAAGTAGCTTGAGCCACCTCGTCAGCAAATATAATTCCACATCCCTCAGTAGGCACAAACATAGGCCGTAATCTCCTCATGCTTTCGCCATCCTTTGCCGGTACTAACCAACCGGCATACTCGTTAACGTCTAGCTGTGCCAAACTAAAGTTAATAAAACCTAGTCTGTCTTTGTCATAGCCAAACAATTCTTTAGCTAGAGACAGCAGATCAGCATCAGTAACTAATGATCTGACAGATGTTGTTTTACCTTGACCAACACCACTTTCAGCATATGGATGAGCAAGATCATCCTTACTGCCCCCATTAACTCTAACTTTCCAATTGTTCATAATACAGCTTTTAATTGCTGATCTCATTTCATGTATTCGCATAACGATACTCCTTATTTAGATTGATTGATAAATTTATTAATTATTGATACAGCAAGATCTTTGTATTCTGATCCATACTGCTGTACCACTTTTTCAATTACTTGATCATTAGTAAGATCTTGTAACTGCTCTTGTATAAAGTTCTCCACAGCTTTTTCTTTCTGTGGAAAACGACACTCATAATTCCAAGGGAATATGAATTCTTTGTATTTCTGTGACAATGGCATCTCCTCTGTTTATTGTCGTTGTTGTTCAAATGAACAAGCAGAGACACGAAATTAATCGTGCCTCAATTTGTGCATTTGGTTAAGCAAGTAAAGCCTCTACAGTATCGTCTACAACTTTCTGCTCTTTCTCAGCATCATCAATTGCTTTCCTACCTTTGTCAGCAATCTCAAATCTGTTCTTTAGTCTGACCTCGAACTCTTTAAGTTCTTCTGCTGTCATAATCAAACCATCTCTTTGCTTACCGGTTTTGGTTGTTAAACCTACCAACTTATCAATGATCGTATCCAATGGAGACTTAACGTCATCCCCTTTGTTGTGACTAAGCAAATTAGCTTGAGATTTAATATCCAACCTAGCAAATAAATCTAGGATGAATGTTGCAGTTAAATTACTCTTTGGTAATTCATCCATGTGCTTGGTAGTAAAAAGCACAGCATTACGTTTAAACAAATCAGCTTGACCTTTTGTCATATCGCATTGCACTTGAAAGGTTGTTAGCAATTCGTTTGTTGCATCCTCAGAAATATTACCGGTTTCAGTTCTAGGTAATTTGCTGATTGGGATCATTGCAGTTGCATACTGACTTAATCTTATCGTACTCATGTCAGCAGAGTTTTGTTTATTAGATCCCTTTAAAAGGTTATGCTGTTGCTCTTGAGTTGCTAGTTGCTTGACTATATCGTCAGAGATTATTTTATTTTTCTTCATTAGATTACTCCATTGTTAATTAAATCTAGGTGTTAATAAATCCTAGGACAAAGAGCAGTAACTACTGCTCAATGTTTCGACCTCAGTAGGTCTCATCAGCTAGGCTGTTTGTCTTGTGGAACATTCCATCCACCTATTGGATCAAGATCTTTTGCATCATCTTCATCAAGCCAATATTTGAAATCCGGATCGCCTTGCTTGGCTCTGATCTTGTATTCCAAATCTGTTAGATTATCCAAGATACCATCTTCATATTTCTTGACAGCCTCCGGAGTGTTAGTCCATTGGATGTATTGGGCATCTGATTTTGCCTTACGTACCATCTGATCTAATAATGCTAACTGCTTTTCATTGATTTCTAATTTCATTTTGCTGTCTCCTTTAAGCTGTTTCTAATATTTGTTTTGCCTTTTGGTAGGCATTGGAAAACTTATTGATGTTGTTCATGTAAAGACCACCTTTAATTCCATTGGATGTATCAAAGTATTTTCTTTCATGTTTGCTGATGCCAATAAGTTTATCGCCATTATACCTACCAACATAATCGAGATAATAATCCCAACTAAAATCTGTATGCTTTAATGTTCTTGTTTCTTTTTTGACATGCACTCTTTTAAAATTAATCATAATGATCTCCATAGTTGATTAACTGTTTCGACCTTTTGGTCTCATCAGATCAAGCACACACTTGATGACAGTTGAGGGGGCAATCTCTTGCCCCCAATATTTTATGAATTGTCGAATAGTCTTTTACCAAAATCACAAGCTGAATTAATTCTGAGCCTTTCAGTTTCGCTTGGTCTCTCAGATATATTCAAACCTAATTGAAAGTAGCTGTTCATTGCATGGCAAAAACGTGCAAATCTCCACCAATGATAATCATCATAATGCTCTGATTGATGATCCTTAAAACTCATTGCTTGATTAATGTTATCAACCTCTTTCGAAATGATGTTGATTGTCTCAATGACTTTTTCTTGTGTCACATCAGTTTTGCAAATCCATCCAATTGACAAAGTGATGCCATGAACAATATCAGCATCAAGTAAGTTTAGCTGATATATTATTTCTTTCATTGATTTAGCAATCTGCTTATGTGGATAAATAACATTTCCATCCGGATCAGTTGCATTTTCGATACCTTGTTTAATATCTGATACGTTTAATAATTTCATAATGATCTCCATTTTTGTTTGATTGATTTAAAATGTTACAACCTCTATTTGGAAACTCGTGAGAAACTACTAGCCCATATCGCTGTCCTCATCAGACTGAATTGTGGGGGCTGTATCGCTCTTGCCTTTCTAAATCTTCTGCCTAGTTTCCCATGTAGGTCAGAAAGGGATGTTTGCTTTACAGTTCAAACGAGTTGCCAAACAGAGGCTGTATTAACAATTATTAATATAAAGACTAATTCATAGAATACAAGTGTAAAGTTTACATTATTTACTATTATTTACTATTATTTACCAAAATACTCTGTAATCCAAGGCACACAACAAAAACGCTGAAACTTACTTTTAGATAGCAATACAGCCTAAAGTGCTTACATGTGCTGTATGAGGCTTAAATCGACAGCAATTAATATTTCACGAAATGAGACTACAAACAAAGATAATA